CAATTAAACGCGCTTCGTTTGGCAGTTTGTCTATTTGTTGCCAATTACTAAAAATAACGCCTTCGAGACTTCCTACTTGACCTTCGCCGTAGACCTTCCACCAATTAGCCCAATAAGAAGAAGTCTTTGCCTTTTCGCGGTTCTTTTCTATTTGCTGTACTATTGATTGGTCTAGTGCTTCATTGTCTTTGTAAGTTAAGATTATAAAGTCTGCATCTGCTTCGTCTTTTAGTTCGGTGTGTACCCAAAATTCGTTAGCCGGATTGAAGTCTAGATAAATTTCTTTCTTGGTTCGTATTGCAAGTTCGTTGTAGGCTTGGAAGCTTATATTGTTACATTCGTTTATGTATAGAATGTCGCGTCTTGCGCCCCTTAATTTGCTTGAATCGTCTGCGCTAAAAAATTCTATAAAGCTTCCGTTATAAAATTCGTATTTTAGTAAGGTTCTGTTGAAGCGTTCAGGAAACCACCTGCCGATAGACTTCATTATTTTTTCAAAGTCTCTTAAAGCACCCCTTCTTAAATGCGGTATTGATTCAGCTACTACGCTTATTTCCGTGTTTGGATAGTCTGCGGCTATGTGAATAAGTACAGGCAGGATTCCGAAAGTCTTACCTGCACTTGTGCCGCCTTGAATTATTTTGATTCGTTTTTCTAAACTAAGAATCTTGTTTATCGCGGTTGTTCTTACTAACATCGGGGAATAATGGCTGTTCTATATTTGTTTGTTCTACGTGCTCTTTTAAGGCGTTTAGGCGTTGTGTTATACTTGGATTGTACTGCCCTACCATACCGCCTTCGATTTGGTCTTTGCGTATTTCTTTTCTTATACGCGAACAGACGGAGCAAAATTCTTCGTAGCTTTTATTACTATTCCTAAAATAATGTTCTACTGTGAAGTTGTATCTATCCCAACAAAATATCTCAAAGCCTTCCATTGTTAGTGGTGTTTCTAGTGGTTCGGGTATCATATCGCCTGTTCTTTGGCTTAATACGTATTTTATTCTAGGATTGTTCTTTACTACTTTCTTGTAGTCTTTGAATATATCTTCTAGTTCTTTTGGGTCTTGTAGTTTTTTTGGTCTACCTATTTTTCCTGCCATTTTTTATTCGTGTTTTTCTAATTTCTTTTAAATCGCTATTTATACTTATGCTAGTTAAATTAAATTTAATCCATTCGTTAGTTAATTCTTTTGGGTCTGCGTTTATGTATGCAAGTGCTTGTGTAAGTCTAGACATTATTCTTCTGTTTTAAGGTTACCTAGTTTAAATAAATTTAAGAATTCGTCTTCGTCTACTTCTTCGCAGCAAAATAAGTTTTCGCTATCTGTTTCAAAGTGTAGAAAGTGTCTTCCGTCTTTCTGTAGCTTTTCTATGATCATTTTAGCGTAGTCGTGCATATTTTCGCCGCTATCCAAAATAAAGTATTTATTCTCCGTATTCATCGTAGACCTTTTTTAATTTGCTTATTGTATCGCGCCAACAGGAACCGCAGCTACTTGACATTTGTACTCTTTGGTTAAATACTCGTTGGTAGATTTCGCTTAATACTTTTTGCTGACTTACTGAAATAGTATTCTGTCTTTCCCTATTGTAAAAGTCTTTTAAAAATTCGTATTCGTGTTCGAGTAGGCAGTTAGGCTTTTTGTATGGAAACATCCTATTAAGCTTTGCCTTTCTTTCTTCACATCCGCAGTCTTCGCCTAGTATAAACTTGGCTACCTTCGATATTCCTGAAGCTTCTAACACTTGTTCTACAGAATCGCCTAGTCCTTCTGCTTTCTTTGTTCGTCTTTTTCTTGTCGTTGTTTTTGTTGTTTTTTTTTCCATTATTCAATTATTAATTCGTATTCCTTGTTTTTGTAGTCGGTGTAATCTTCGCCTACATTTTCTTTAATTCTTTGCTTGCAATGTTTAAGCGTTTGGAATATGCTTTTAACGCTAATATTCGTTTCGTTGCTTAATTGCCTTATTGACTTTCCTGAATCCTTGTAAATTTCAAAAAGGCGCTTGTCGTACCAATGCCAAGAACAGCTTTCTTCTTTTATTTTGTTTAGGATCGTTAAATAGGCTTCGTGTTTTTGTTCCTCGTCTTCTTCGCTTGTTAAATAGTGCAGGTTTTCAATACTTACTATTTGGTATTTGTCGCGTTCCTTCAAGTAGTCTATGTATATGTTTCGAATTACAAAGTAGACGTAAGATTTATTTACTTTTCCTTTTGTTATTATGTTTTCAGGCTTGCAGTATTTTAGCATTCTTAAATATGCCTCTTGCACTATGTCTTCTGCTAAAAATGTTTCGCCAAACTTTCGAACCACTTCAACGTAGTCTTTGTGATGTTCAGCGACTTTTTCTAGCCATTTCATTTATACAAATGTATGATTATTTTTTAAACATTGTATTGACGTAATTTTAAACAATAAGTTGTGGATAAAAAAAAAGCGCCTAATATTGTGGCGCTGTTCCTTCTTCGTAGTAAAACCTGCAGACGTATTTATCTATCTTTTTTAAGGTGCTTAAGCTTACGTCTTTTTCCAATAAGAACTTGTCTATTTGTACGTGCTGTATTTTTTCTCCTGTTTTTCGTATTTCCTTTATTATTTGGTAACGATTCTTTTTTTTTAGGATTTCCTTCAGCATTTTACGTAGTGTAAAGTCATCTATAAACATTGTAATCATTTTAAAAAGGTAGGTCATTAAAGCCGTTGTTTTTTACTTCCTTTTTAGGTTCGTGTTTTTCTTCGGCTACGTAAGGTTCGCTAATTGCAGCGCTGAAGTATTGCATTCCTTTTTGGCTTGTTCGTACCCATAACGCTATTTCTTTTTCTACGCCGTCTACGTTTATTGTTCCCCTGTAATCAGGATGCGTTTCTTTTTCTTTTTTATTATTCTTAAAAATTGCGCCTGTGTTTGGTTTTTGTTCCATTGTATTTATTTTAAATTGTTTCTATTAGTTTATTATAGTATTCCCTAGCTAGTTCTATTTTTTCTTTTATAGCTTCTATTACGGCTTCGTCTTTTTGTATTTTAAAGACTTTTACGCGCTTTTCTAGTGGAATGTGGTCGAAGTTATGCTTGGCTTCTACATAATGCCTTATTTCTTCGCTTTCTTCTATTGCGTGTTCTTTCCAATGTACGCGCCTAATTTCATCTTCTACGATCTCGCTAGGCGTGTTTGTTAAACAATATACTAGAAGGCTTTCTTCTTTGCCTGTTAGCCACATATAGCCCTGTAGTTGGTAGTAGTAATCTTTGTTAGGGATTTCGTCTTCAAAGAAAGGAAAAGTAGTTCCGTCAAAGCTTGTCTTTATGTCTAGTAAAACTTCGTTCGTGTTTACGTCAGGTGTTCCTGTTATGTAATCATTTTGGAAGTGTTCTTCATTCTTGTAAATGAATCCAACGTTTAGAACTTCGTTAGCAAGCGTTATAGAATCTTCTTCGCATTCGTTTCCCTTGTCGGTATAACGTGAAGACCATTCCTTTTTTATTCCGTATTTATGTTCTAGAACAAGTTCCTGAATATACGATTTAGTTGTTTTAGATAACTGCTCCGTTTTTGAACGCGAAGCAGTCATTAATTTACCTAGGCTTGAGCATCTTATTTTCATAATTACGCTTTTTTAATTATTTGCATTTGCTCCGTGTCTAGGTCAAACTTTTCTATAAGTTCATCCATTGCATAAGAACCTGCTTTAACTGCTTCTAAAGCCTTGTTAAAACGTTCCTTTGTTATTTTAGGTTTACTATTTTTTACTTGTTCGCCTGCTGCGTCTGTGTCTTTGTCCGTTATTATTCCAAGTGCAGAAGAAAGCGCATAACGTCTAAAGTATGTTACACCGCTTCCAAACGATTGAAAAGTGTTCATTCCTTTTAGTTCTACTTCAGGAATTAAAGTACTGCTTTGTATTTGTTCTCCTGTTTCTACGTGGAAAAGTACAGTAACTAGATAATGACGTTCTTCGTTAGTATTTAGTAATTGTGTGAATCCTAGTCCGTGTTTTTTTAGGAGTGGATTAATTACTTCGAAAATCGCAGGAAGGTCGGCATAGCTGTAGCCATATCCTTTTGTTCCTTTGTGAATTACAGGTGCTTCTTGCTGAAAAGCCGCAAGCGCTTTAAATAGATTTTTCATAGTGTGAATTTTAATTTATACAAATATAAATATTATATCCGAATAAACTATATTTTTTTTGCTGTTTTTAATTCCAGTAGGGCGTATGTTTTTTCTATTGTTTGCGTTTCTTCAAACTCTGTAGTCTTTGGCATTCTAGAATCGGTAATCCATTCAGGCGTTATTTTTCTTAAATCAAAAGCGTAGATTCCTTTAGGTGTTGAATTAATGTATAAGGGGGTGTCTTCGTTGTTTATGTAGTATTTTATTAAGTTGAAATACTTGTCTTTTTCTATTAGTAATGTGCTGTAGTGCGTGTTTCTGCATTTAAGTTCTATTCGTGTTTTTCTAGTTTTGCTATAGCAGTCCCATCTACTAAATTGATCTTCGCTAAAAGTCAAGTCCTGAAAGTATTTTTCTTTCAAATAATCAAATAGTTCTTTTTCCTTCAAGGTCTTTAATCTTTTGTTTATAGGTTGCTATTATTTCTTTTACTTCTTCAATAGTCCATTTCTTTGTTTCGTGGGCTTTGATATGAAGTTCTATTACTTTGTCTGCGCCTATTCTTTTTGCTATTCCTATTTGATAGTTCAATAAGTTTCCGTGTTTATGTTGGTTGCAGGTTACGCATTGTCCGTGTACGTTTTCTTCATCAAAGGTCGTGTTTTTGTGCGTTGTGCTATAGTAGTGTCCTGCATCAAATTTAGCGCCTAAAGGCTTTTCACAGCTTACACAAGGCTTGTTCTTGTCGCGTTCCCTTATGTACTTATTGAATACCTGTTGCGCTAATTTCATATAATCGCTCAAAGTCATTAGTTCAGCCTTCATTTTCTTCTTTTTGGCTTTCCAATTTTTCTCCTTTGCAGCTTCTACCCAAACACGAACGCAAGCTTCTGCCAAACAGTACTTTTGGTTGAAGTGTTTAGCTTCGAATTTTTCTTTGCAATTTCTACAGCGTGGCATCTAAATTTAAATTTTTTAAAATCTTATAAAGTACGTTTACAACGATTGAATTACCTGCTTGTTTATATGCTTGTGAGTCCGAACAATTCCAAGTAAATGAATCAGGAAAATCCATTAGTCTAAAACATTCTCTTGGTGTTAGTTTTCTAAATATACACTCTTTTTGTATTGTGTTATCAGTTGGGCATAATGCAGGATTTGCCCTTAAACAATTTGCTATATCATTTTCATCTTTTGGCTTCCAATTAAATCCATCTTGATTTTTTTCTTCAATATGTCTTTTATTGTGTTCAAGAAAACCATTTATCATTTTTTCACTCAAATAATACTTTTCTTCTACATCTTCTTCAAGTATATCTTTAAGTCTTTTAGTTAAATGTTCTTCAACAGGAAATCTAAATGAATTGTCTTCATCGTCTCGAATACCTACTAAAAATACTCTTTCTCTATTTTGTGGAACACCGTGTTCTTTTGCGTTCAATACTTGCCAGTACAAATGATAAGGAACGCTTTCTTCGTAAGGAAAAATTACAGGTGAATAATTAACCGACTTACCTCCTAACATATTTACCCATTCGCTAAAAGTTTTTCCTCCGTCATCCGAAAGCAATCCTTTAACATTCTCAAAAATAAAATATCTCGGTTTGTTTACTTTGATAAATTCATATGAATTAAAAAATAATATCCCTCTTAAATCGTCTTTTCCTAGCCTTCTACCTGCGGAACTAAAAGCCTGACAAGGCGGAGAAGTCATATAAATATCAAGACTTTCTTTTGGTATTTCTCTGTCATAAACGTTTGTAGGGTAGTAATCAGGTTCTCCATAATTGTGAATAAATGTCTCTCTAGCATATTTGTCCATATCGCAAGCAAATATTTCTTTGTATTCTATTCCTAATCTATTTAAAGCTTGATTAAAAGCGCCTACTCCTGAAAAGTCACTACCTACTCTAATCATAACAAAGGCGTTTTAGTGTCTATCATTGCTTTGATTCTTTCCTGTTCAATCCATCTTAAAAACTTAAATAGCTTTTTCATAAGTCGCGTGCTTTTAATTCTAGTTCTAAATTCTCTATTTTACGCTTTAGTTCCATATTTATAAGTTCTAATCTAAAGGCGTTTTGCATTGCTGCCCTATATTCCTTTTCAAGTGAAGCGTAAACAAGGCTAATTTCTTGTATTTCGTGTTTTGTTTCGCTCATAGAATCTATTATGTCCTTTCGTTCAGGATGCTTTTCCTTTATTTCGTCTAGGCTTAAAGTAACCTTTGTATAGGTGTGGTTTATTAGTACCTGTGTTCTAAATAGTGTGTAGTCTTCCATAGTTATTTTTTAGCATAAATTTTATTATAAATATTTGGCGCAGGGTTTTCCTGCTCGTAATATATAAACTTTTCTTTGTCAAACCACAAAACAAGCTGCCCTATTTGACCTACAGAACGCGGTTTAATCTTGTTAAAGTTGACCATTGCTTGGTTATAGCTTAAGTCTTCGCGGTGTACTGTGATCATACATTTACCTGAATTAAACCACTCCGAACCGCCTTTTAAATCGTATGGCGAAGGTACGCTTCTTTTTCCGTTTATTTTTTCCGTTAGTTTAGGGTGTATAATTGTGTGAAGGTGTAAGTTATTGTCTTCTGCTATTTGGTTTCTGTAAGGAAGTACCACTTCTAGGTATTGTGCATAGCCGCCGTATTCGTTGTAAGGGTGGCTTAAGTCTTTCCAAGAATCTATGGAAGCTGTTTCTAGTCCGTGTTTTTGTTTAAGTTCTACTGCATAATCGTAAAATTGAAAAGGTGTCATA